AGGCCGCCTCTTTCTCATAGATCACAGTCTGACCAAAGGGCGCCTGTGCATCTGTATTGCCTTTGACAATAAAGATAGTGTCACAGTAGTCCTCGTCACCCCAACCACCGCATGGGTAGCCGTCTGTGAACATAATGAACTTCTTGGGCTGGATACCCTGTTCCTTCATGAACTCCCAGTTGGCTTCAAAGTCAGTACCACCACCACCTTGAGGCTCGTATTCAAACAAGTCCTCTGAGTTGTCTTGGCTGAACTCCTGGTGATTGTAAATCTCAGTGTCGAAGCACCACAGATTGATCTTGAAGTCCTCGTACTGATCAACAATGCCTTTGATCTCGCTAAGGAATACAGTTGCATCCTCAGTACCAATAGAACCACTCATGTCAATGCTAATACCAATGTCAATAGTAGTAGCCTCTTTCATGCCCGGCAAGATAGCACCTGAGTGCATACTCTTACGGTTAGGACGAGTAAACGAATAGTCGTTGCGGATGATGCTTTGGATCTCTTGACGCACAAGGTCACGCCAGTTAATCTTAGGCTCAGTCATGTCCTTGATCATGCGTTGGATACCAGCAGGCACTTTACCTGCACCGGCGGCCGCGGCACTTTGGATCATTGCTTCTTTGATCTCATCACGGATGGCCTGTGCTTCTTCCTTGGTCATGCCAGGCTTGCCGTCTTTGCCTTCACCCTCTTTGCCTTCACCTGGGCTATTGCCGTCTTCGTTAATGTGCTCGTCAAGCAGGTCGCCCAACTGCTTCATCAACTGATCCATAGGGATCTTCTCAGCCTTTTCGTAGAGCTCGTCGTAGATCTCTTCCCAAGCCATGCCGCGATATTTTGGATCGTAGCAGATCTTAACTTCTGTAATCTTCTCGCCAATGCGTTCGTCAACAAGGATCTGATTGACAGCGAAGTCTTGTGCAATGTTGCTGAGCTGGCGATCGCGTGAACCTACACGACCAAAGTGGTCAAACACGCAATGGCAGATCTCGTGTCCAAACAGGAACTCTAGTTTCTTGACAGAAAGTTTCTTAACGAAGTCTACGTTGTAGTAGAAGTTTCTGCCGTTAGTTGCGGCAGTCGGGCACCACTCCGATGCGTCAATCAGTTGCATACGGGTTGCCATGTTGCCGAAGAAAGGTGCTTTGAGCAACAGGCCTACACGGGCCGTTGTCAGTTTGTCAATGATTGCTGGATCTGTCTTTGCCATTACTCGCTCTCCTTAGTATGTGTTTATTATAGCACCAATCGAGGCAGTTGTCAACCGACCGGGATGTTGTATTTAAACAACACCCCGGCACTCTGTAGGTGGGCGGGCAAGCCCTGAGAAGCCTCCCGCCCTTGCAACGGGCGAGGTCTTAATTCTCCATTGCACTCAAAACATACTTGCCAAAACGCTTGTGGAACTCGTCAAAGCTCTTCATCTTTGTAGCATCAAAGGGCAGGTTGTAATTTGTCAAACCTGTCTTTGCACCCATCACCACAAGCTCAGTTGGGAAATTGTCCATCATGTAGCGGAAGAAGCAGTCAGCCTGGGCATCAAAGTCTTTGGCTTTCTTCTCTGCTTGATCCTTCAACTCGTAGCACAATGACACGGTCAAAGAATACATTGCAGACACTTCCTTGATCTGCAAGTCCTTGACCTTGCCCTTAAGGATGTCTTCTGCCTTAGGCAAGCGACCTGCAATCTTGCGGTGAGCCATAAACTTAACAGCCAAGCCGTCACCAACCGCACCAGCGATCAGGTTGTGCAAGGTGTCAATGTCGCAGTCGTCGTCTTTCAACAAGTCTGACACAAAGACCCATGAGCGTGGAGTAGCAAATGCCTTGCTTGGGCTCTTAGGATCAAAGTCGTACAGGTCTTGCTTGGCAAAGCCCACATAACCAACAACCTCAGGGTGAACACCGTTCATCACAGCCCACTCTTGGAAGTCATCAAAGTCTACCTTGGCTTCCAAGTGAATGAAGCGGTTAGCCAACGGAGCAGGCATACGATATGTCACACCACGATCGCCTTCACGGTTACCAGCGGCAACAACATCCACGCCCTTAGGCAGTTCGTAAGTACCAACTCGACGGTTCAAGATCAACTGATAGGCAGCGGCCTGTACCGCAGGAGGAGCAGAGTTCAGCTCGTCCAAGAAGATGATTGCGGTTGACTCTGGGTCAGTAGGAAGCTCTGAAGGAGGAGCCCAAACCATCTTGCCTTGATCTGCATTGTAATAGGGGATACCTTTGATGTCGGTAGGTTCCCAAAGTGCAAGACGCACATCAACCACTTCACGACCTGCGTCCTCGCCAATCTGCTTGACGATGTCGGACTTACCAATACCTGGGGGACCCCACAGGAACACAGGGCGGCGGGTTTGAATCGCCTTACGGATGGAACGCTTCGCGGCCTTAGGACCAACTTGGCGAACGCTGATATCTTGTGACTTTGCCATTTTAAGACCTCTTTCTTTCTCAGTTAAAGTTGCTTTCTCAGTGTTAATAGTATAACACCAAACATCTCAGTTGTCAAGCTCTTTTTACGAAGTTTAATTGTGTTGTATTATCGCCACGAACACTTTTAATCTTTGCTTTGATGCTGATCTTACTGCCTGCTTCTAAGTTAGTATTATACCAGAAATCCACGAAACTGTCAACCAGTTTAGCGGTAACCCTATACTTGTCATAGTCTTTGCTGTAATAGCATTTGACAACCTCGATCTCACCCTGGATCTTGTCGCCTACATTGCCGGTCAGCTGAGTTGACGCACGGACTTCGCGGGCCAGCTCGTTACGGCTTTGATCACGGACCATAACGCTGGGCAAGCAGGAAACGATAGCGAACTCCAGCAGGTTCTTGCCAGTGAACTCATCCATCTGAGCGATGCGGAGGGCCTGCTGTTCAAACTCGTTGATCTTGCCCGAGATCTGCTTGAGTAAGAAGCCGTTGAAATAGTTGCGAACCTCACGGCCCTTCTCAATGTCAGCTTCAGTTGTGGGGTTAGCACCTTCGCGGAGCCATTGCTTGACCATCAGCTTATTGGCCTGTCGACCACGGCAGGGTGGAACGGCATTGGGTAGCCACTCGTCCTCTTTAAGGTAACCGCCGTTGACTCTATCTGCTACGACTGCCAATGCCCAAACATGATCTGCTGTAAACATCGTTCGCTCCGTTTTGTTGCTGTATGTCTCTATTATATAGCCTCTTGCCCAAACTGTCAACCACTAAGATTGGAGTGCCAGAAAAGAGAAAAGGTGTTGCGTTTCCACAACACCCCAAACTAGCGCCCCGGGAGCGAATCGGCTTGCCTGTTTGATAACCTATTTAGGCTGTTAGGGTAAGACCCAAGCTCTTGGCCATGTAACCAAGTGCAACGATCTCACGGCTTGGACGGCCCAACTCATACTCAGTTACCTGAACACCATTACCAGCTTTGCGGCTGTTGGCATACACGGCATAACCTGCTTGGCGGATGCGGCTTGCTTCTGCTGACAAGTTCTTAACACCGAAACGCTTTGCGGCTTCGGAGGCTGTCAACTTCTCACCCTTTTGTAGGGCTGCAAAGATCTTGCCTGTTTTGGTTTCTAGATTGATTCTTTTCATTTTAAGTTTCCTCTGTAAAGCTGTTATCTCACAGCGTCTTACTAGTATAAGACAACGCTGTGAGCAATGCAACCTCAATCTTTCCGTTTAACGGTAACATTCGCCCGAAGGAACGCACCAATCAAAACGGTAGCGAACCATGTCTCCAAAGTGTAGGGGATCAACAAAGCTGCCCCGAACAACACATTCCACGACCAAATGACTAGGAACGGCCCAATAGCCAGCAGGAATATAATGAACACCACAGCTAATGCAATCTTAATCATTTAGAATCTCCTCAACTTCTTCAATCAATTTGATCTCAGCCAGCTCTTTCTCGATGGCTGCGATCTTTCGTTTGTTACCTGTACTGGTACCTTTCTTGTACACCGTCCAGATATGTTCTTCACAGTATACACGACCCGGGAAGGGTTTGCAACCGCACATCGTAAACGGGTACTCCTTCTGTTCCGGGCCAATATACTGGCACCCTGTGATCTCTGCTGTCATATTAACCTCGCTTCATAACAGTAACTTCTGCCATGCTCATCCAGTTGTTAGGGAAGCTCTTACGCAAATCCGCAACCTTAAGAACTGTACGCAATGACAGCTCACGCAATTTGCTTCTGTTAGTAGCCACAAAGTCCACAACCTCGTCCTTGGCAATGTCTGCTAGCTCGTAGTGATCCAACATGCCGTCTGCTACGATCTGCTTGATACGCAAGACCTTCTCACGGTCTGTGTCCATCTGCAGGTCAATGTAGTGGCAACGGCTTTCCAAAGCACCCAAGTGATCCTGAAGCTTCTTAGAGCGCACATTCTCAAACTTAATATTAGTGATAAAGATCGCACCTGCCTTGAACTCAAAGCGGTCTGGGATACCTTCTGAACGCAACAGGCGTGAGTCTGTGTTCCAGCTAATTGTACGCTTCTTGCTAGAGTCCAAAGCGGCCTTCAAGATGTTCAGCGACAGGTCGTCCAGCAATACGCTGTCACAGTCATCAAACACAATGACATTCTTCTCTGCAGAGAACTCGTAGAGCTTGGCATACAAGCCAATGGCACTCATAGCACCCTTGACGATCTCGTAGCGCGGCTTGCGCTCGCCCAATGCATTGAACAAGTCGTCCTTGGTAAGTACTTCTTCAACACCAAAGCTCTTGCCTACACCTGGAGGGCCTGTCACAATCATAGCACGAACATCACCAGCTTTCACAGCCTTGGTCATGTCTGTAAGTACTTGGAAGCGAGCACGAGTCTTTTCAATCAAGTCCTCATCGCTGATATGCGCTACAGCACTATCAGCCACCTTGAGTTGTACCAAACTGTTCTCACCTACGGGTTCGCTGTCAATGTGCGACACCACGCGATAGGCCTGCAGACCTGCTACCTTGACACGAATCTTCTTGTTGGGATTGCGTCCGTTTTCAATCTCTTCACCAGCCAAGCAGGTGATAGCTTCGCCGTCAAAGTCCTTCACCATCTCCAAGCGCATGCCTGGGTACACCATGTTCTTGCGGGCACCGTAGGAACCCTCCAAAATCTCAACAATTGTAGCCATCTTTCGCTCCTTCTGTGTGTGTTAACAAGTCTCTATTATATAACAAATAGGGGCTGTTGTCAACCCCTATCAATTATAACCCTTAAGATGCTAGGGTTTCTTCTTCAGCTTTCTCACGCAGGTGCTCTGCAAGTGCGTCAGCCAAAGGCACATAGGCCGCAGAGTGGCACTTGACATACCAAACGCCGTCCTTGCGCAGGATGTACTCGTACTCCTCATGTTGGTGCTCACTAACATAGGCGTCGTAGTTTGCAAACATCTTCTGAGCAACTGTATCCTCGCCACGATCGCGTCCGTAGAAAGTAGTCCAGTTCTCAGTCAGTGCTTTGTATGCTTCGACTTCGTCCTTAGGCAATTCAAACTGGCTAAAGGCGTGCTTCTCACCAACCTCTGGGCCTAGGCTGCTAATGTCTCCCAAGTCCAACAGCTCGCGCAACTTGAATGGGTCGCTGTAGTGTTTGTAGAGGATCATGCCGTTGTTTTCCAAGTAGCCGTCCCAGTGGCTGTATACTTGCCCAACGGTACCGTCTGCGTACTCCAACGCAATAGTGCTACGTGTTGCCATTTCTCGCTCCTTTGTTAAACAATGTCTCTATTATAGCTTCAAGCTGCTGCTGTGTCAACCACACGCTGCAAAGACCCTACAAGTCGTTGGGCTTCTTTACGAGCTTCTGCAATAGCTTCGCAGATCATGTCCTCAGCTGAGCCATCAGTCAAGCACTCTGTGGGATCTTCGTAGAGCATGCCACCCAGGTAGGCTGAGCCCAGCTCGTGACCATCTACCAGTGCTCGTACACGCAGCATGAACCAGTCCAGGTGGCCACGGTCGATGTCCTTGATGATCTCATCAATGTCTGTAACTGTGTCATCAAAGCAGTCACGAGGGTTCAAGTCCTCGTAGCTTTTGTCCACAATGATCTTGAAGCCTTCACGCTCGTATTCTGCCAGGGTGTCGTAATAGCGCATTTTAGATCTCCGTTTCGTATTCGTAGAACTTAACTGAGGGGTCCAGCTGTTTGAGTTGCTTGGCCGCAGTCATCAGCTCTTTGTAACGGCGCTGTACCTCTGCGCGGCTCAACTCGCCGTCACAGGTAAGGTTCTCTGGGCTAAGGCAGTTGTCAATCATGTCTGCCACACGCTGACGCCCTTGAGCAGTGCTGATCTCGTACTGTTCGCCCTTGAAGAATGAGTTCCAGTGATTCTTCTGTACAATGAACTTCTTTAATGCTGACATGGTTCGCTCCTTTGTTAACATGTGTCTATTATAGCAGCCTTTGTGGTGGCTGTCAACCCCTACATGCTCCAGTAGGCTTCTGAGCTAGGTGAACAGTGTCTAGGTGTGTCATAGCGTTCTTGATAGCTAGCACCACCCATCATGTTGACTCGAGTAACATAGGTCTCGTGAATCTCATAGCGGTAACCATGGCTGGGAAAGTAGGTGTGTTTGTACACGTGCTCCAGGGCGCCACGATCAGCTGTGGAATGATCCACCTTCTTGACCAAGCGCTCGCCCACTTTGGTACGCTTATCCGTTTTATAGACTTCAACTGTATACATATCAATCTCCTCTTGTGTCTGTGTTAAGGGTGGGTGACAACTGTCTACGTAGTTCAACTTCCCGCTTGTGAGCAGCCGCTTTGCCACGGATGACTTCGTGTACTAGTACTTCTATCTCGCTCTTGTCGTTCAAAGACCGCAGTGCATGGCACAGGGCCCAATCCTTAGCTTCTCGCTTGGCACGATAGAAGTGCTTGGCTGCACGAGCCAGAACTGACTTATTAATAGTCGATTCTGTTTTGGCTGTGACACCTATGTAGTTGCCGCCAGCAACACGCAATTCATATATGATATGATTGCGGTCTGTGCGCTTCTTACGGGGAGTGTTTTTTGTTTCCATACACGTATTATATGGTCTTTTGGCTACACTGTCAACCAAATGGCATTTGACCCTGACAGCTCTAGGGTTTCTCGTTCGCGAAATTCCGCTGCCCAGTTGTCCACAGCTTGTCCACAACTGTGAGCCCATACAGTGTTAACAACATGTGGACAACTCTGCTGCTGTGCGCTGCTGCTGTAGTCATGGTGCCCGGAGCCGGAATCGAACCGGCATGCCCTTGCGAGCGAGAGATTTTAAGTCTCTTGTGTCTACCTATTTCACCATCCGGGCTAAATGCTGCTAGAACTGCTGCTGTATACGCAGCATCACACTGTTCTAGCAGCAGACTTGGCCACGCCTACTGGATTCGAACCAGTGGCCCACAGCTTAGAAGGCTGTTGCTCTATCCAACTGAGCTAAGGCGTGATTGTTTTGGTGGGCCCCCCGTGAGTCGAACACGGC